TGTTACTGATTGACCAGCAACATCATAAACAGGATTAGGTGATGAGTTGCCTTGAAAGTTTAATGAATTTTGATTTATAGTTAAATTATTTGTTCCCCATTGTCTTGCATAATCAACAAAAGAAATAGTATCACCAACATTAGCTGATGCTGGAAGTGTTACAGTAAAAGCTGCACTTGTAGTGTTACACCAATAACCTTCACCAGCAACTGCTGTAAAGCCTGCTGTTTTAATTGGTTGCCATTTTAAATCAACTGTTTGAGTTGATGCTGGAAAATTTCCTATATATCCCATTTAAACTCCTTATGAACTAATGTCGTCTACTGTTGATACCCAAACATCTAATGAAGATGCTGTGTCAGAAATAACTTTTAAAGCATCACCTGATTGAACTACGAATTTAGCTCCACCATCTAATACTTGTAAAGATGAACCAGCAGGTATAGGTGCATCTTTGATAAGATAAATATCATTTGATGCATCATTAATGTAAACAGATGCGTTTACTGCTGATGCTGTTATATTCGCTACAGATATTCCAACAACAGTATCATAACTGTTTGCTGTAAATAATGTTGCAGCTCCTGTGCCTACATCATTGCTTGTGTATCGTCTAAAGTTTTGTGCCATATTACTCCTTTTATTATAATGCTATCGCCATTGCAATCGCAAATCCTGCTCCAGCTTTATTATCTATTTGTGTTTGTATTGCTGAAGTTACTCCATTTACATAACTTAATTCTGTATTATCTACGTCTCCATTACCAATTTTAGCTGCTGATATACTATTAACTGCTAAATTAATTGTTCCTGATGTAGTTATTGGAGAACCTGTTACTGTAAATTCTGATGATCCTGAATCTGCTACAGCTACTGAACTTACTGTTCCAGTAAACTGAGGTTGTACTTGTGTAAATGTAATATTTACACTACCAATGCTACCACCAGTATCTGTTGTACATAAAAATATTGTATCTTCGTTTGTTGTTCCTTCTTGTATGATAACAAGCTGACCAGCTAATTCATCTACTGTATTAAAATCTGGATCTCTACTTGCTGCACCACTTGCTGGAACTAAATAAATACCATTTTCTGTAGCATCTGTTTGATTTTTAACTAAAACTTTATTACCTGTTGCTAGTGAAATTCCATCTAAAGTATCACCATTTTCTAAAGCATTTGATAAGTTTACGTTTGCTGTTGTTGCTACTCTTGTAATAATTCTAGTTTTAAGTCCTGCAACTAAATCATCTACATAACTTTTTGTTGTTACATCTGAACTACTTGATGGTGCAGACATACCTGTTACTGATCCACCTGTTATAGCAACACTATTTGCTGCTTGTGTTGCAATCGTTCCTAATCCTAAAGATGTTCTAGCAGTAGCTCCAGTTTCTGTTACAAAATTAGAACCATCACCTACTATAAAATTACTATCTGTAGGAGTTAGTCCTGAAATATCAGATAACTGTGCATCAAATGCCTGAACATCTGATCCTATTGCTAAACCTAAATTTGTTCTTGCTGTTGAAGCTGAAACAACATCACTTAAGTTATTTGCTTTTACATTTTTTGCATCTAACTGTGTTTGTATTGCAGAGGAAACACCTGAAACATAACCAAGTTCAGTTGATGTTACAGATGATACTGCAACTTTGCCTGAGCCATTAGATTCTAAAGCTCTTGATGCAGTTAAGTCTGATGTAGCTATTGTTGATGCACCACCAGTTATAGCTCCTGCTTTTGCATCTAATTGAGTTTGTATTGCTGATGTTACTCCATTTAAATATTGAAACTCTGTATCTGATATAGTTCCGTTTGCAATTTTTTCAGCAGATATTCCTGTCGGAATAGAATCATTTGTTTTTGATAATGCACCAATGTAAACATTGTTTAATGCACCTGATGTTAAAGAACTTGAATCCCAAGTTACATTAACTGTTGTGTTTGTAGAAAATGATGAACTTGCAATAGTTCCGTAAAGTGTTGCAGCTGTATCTGTAATTTTAATTCTTCTACCTGCATGATAAATTGCAGTTACATCTGCACCATTAATTGTAAATGATGTTCCACTAACATAAGCTGCTGTGTATGCACCTGAACCATCTCCATACTCAATCCATTGTGCATCATTAAACCAATCTCTAGTGTTCTTCATCAATGCTCTAATGGCATTGTTAAGATTGGAAGGTAACATACCTTCTGCTACTGAAATACTATTAAGTGATGTATTACTTGATTGCGTTGTTGAATAATCTTTAATATTAGTTGTCATTTAATTTCCTAAAAACCATGTAAATGCTTTATTGTTTTCTTTGTTTTTTTCATTAATTAATGTGTTTATTGCTTCTTCAATTTGTCTTTGAAAAAACTCTTGTGTTTCAAAACTATATCTAACATTATCTATATCAGTTTTATCCGTCATCTTAAACCTATTCTTGATGCTGTTAAATCAACTCCTTGTGCATGAGTCCAAACTGAACCTGAAGGAGTAACTACTTTTATCCTGAAATATCTACCAGATTGTCTTACAGGATTATCACCACTTGTAACCATGCTTGAAGATGTTGATTCAATAGCATCATCAGACAATCTTTCTTTGCTTTTAATGGTTACAGTAGCTGTAGCGTCAACTATGGGTCTTACGTTGGTTATACTACTTCTATGTCCTGGAAACAACTCTAATTCTCTAGTTTCTATAGTTCCTTGATTTTCTGTTCCTGAAAATATAGCTGCTTTAAAATCGCTATCTATAGCTCCAAGAAGTAATTGTCCTCCTGACCAAAAATCAGTATCTAAGGCAATATTAATTTGATCTAAGTTTTCTGAAATAATATCCATTAACTCTACAGTATAAGCTCCTACAAATTGTGAAAATATCGTACTAGCATTTGCATCTGCTGTTGACCATTTTTGTGTAGCATAATTATAGATTAATATTTTATCACAAATACCTGTTGTATTCGCTGTATTAGAAGCTGAAGGATATAACCATAAAGCTAATTGATTAAATGGATCTACTGCAGCACATATTCTATCAGAAAATGCTTTATTTAAATCTACATCAAAAAATCTATTTATTTTTTCTGCACCAATAGCAACAACATTATCACCATTAATTTCAAAGAAACCATCATCAGCATAAAAGAATACTCTTCTATTATCTTGACAAACTGTTCTTCCATAAACTGCACCTCTATTAGGAGATATAACTGATAATCTAAATATTGTTGCACCACCTACATAATCCATTCTAACAATTTGATTTTGTCTAAATACATAACCAATCTCACCTGATGTAATATGAACTATTTCTCCACCTGAACCTGGTAAGTCTTGTTGATCAGCTTGTTTTGTTCCTGATTGCCAAGTAGCAATATCATTGATACCTGACCATTGTATTCTATTTTGATTTGTAGGTTGATTACCTGTTATTAAAAAATCTCTAACTACACCTGATACTCTAAATGTAGGCACAGTTCCAGATGTTGCTATTGCTGAAAGATTAGCAAAATTAGTTGATGTACCCATTAAATAGTATTGAGGTGCATCAACGCCATTACTTGCTATGATNTAATTACCAAACTGTGTAAATGTAAAATAATCTGTATTACCACCTGTTAGCGATCCTTTTCTTGAAGTAAATGATCCACCATCTAATTGATAGATGTCTGTGTTCTTAGCAACAAAGTTAAATACATTACCTGAATTATCTCTAAATGAACCAGCACCTCTGCTATCTGCAGCAATATTGTTTGTAGAATAATTTACTAATGAAGGAAATCTTTTATAAGAATTTTGTGCATAATAAACATTGTTTGCTGTAGTAGCACCAGGATTTAAATATTCAGGTTGATCAGGTAGCCATTCGCCAAAAGGTAATTGCATTTTTTTCCTATGTATTATTATTTGTTACTTTAGTTGTGTCTTGAAAAGAACTAGCTACAGTTACATCTGATCTAATTTGTAATGGAGAACCACTAAATTGATCTTCTCTATCGTTTCTTTCTAATCTCTCAAGAGCTGTTGTGTACATACCTTGCCATTGTTGTAATCTTGCAGGTTCAACACCACCTAAAAAATTAGCAGCATGATATAGTGAACCATATAAATATATAGCAGGATGATTAGTTAAAATGTAATTTGTTGTATTTGAATCTGATAAAGCATCAAATGATTTGAAATAATTTAATGTACCTGTATATGTTGTATCAGGTGTTGGAGCAAATCTAAAATTATCTCCTATAATAGTATAAGCTACTGGCATACCACTTGTAGAAGAACCTTTAATCTGATCCATTTGTGGTGGTGTCATATATGTTAAAGCATATTTAGTTCCGCCACTTAAAATAAATAAATCTCTAACTTGTAAAAATCCTGAAGGTAGAGCAACTGTTTCTGCATTAATTGAAAATGAACTATCAGATTCAACCATTTTTCTAATTCTTAATTTAGAGTTAAAATCTTTTTCAGTTAAAACAATAAAATCTCCTGTAATCTCAGTTGTTAAATCAGATCGGTTTAACCAATTAGCTACTGATGATTGTAATTCTGAATAATTTGATAATGCCATTAAATTCTTCCTTCTGCTGTTCTAAAATACTTAAACTCATTACTGTTCAATTTGAGTTTTAATATTTTACTTTGAACTTCTTTTGGTAAAGCAAACCAATTACCATCACCATGTGGGTCATATTCTTTTGCCCAGACTTCTAAAGCTATTGTTGGAATAGAAGCTACTCTTTTCAAATCTCTTGATTTTGAATAACCATCTCCATCATTTAAAAGTCTTTTATTGTGTTTTAAATGTGGGTCTATATCTACTTCATGCTTTATAACAATCTTTTTTTCTTTTTCGTCAGTTGAAAAAGTTGTTTTTTTTAAGCCGTCTAACTGAATATCTTTCATCCTTGACCTCTATTTTTTTTTCTACCTGGTATTCTTTTACTGTAACTTTTAGCATGACGACCAGGTCTTTTTCTAGGCTTGGCTTTAACGTAATTATTAACTCCAAATAAACCTTTTTTCTTAGCCACTATGCACTCATTTCAGTTACATATACATTTGTAGATGTACCATGAAATACTGCAATTTTTTCGCCAGGTGAAACTTTAAATATTTCTATTTCACCAGATGGTAATAAAGCTGATGTTGCACTTGCTGTAGGTGAAGCACCTAAAACAAAATGACAGTTAGCATCTCCAACTACTCTTACGTATTCAGTTTGTGAACCGAAAGCAGCAGAAGCAGTTGATGAATTGTTTGTATTTAGTTTCTGTGTTGTTCCTGGTCTTAGAGCATAATTATAACTCATTTTTTCTCCTATTTAGTTTTTGGGGGAACTTCCGCTAGG